AGATGGTCGAAGATTTGATTTAATGTTCCACTTTTCTTCTACTATTTTTTAATAATTGATATTTATTAGTATGAGAAAACGAACTTGGTCAGATAGAAAAAATAGAAAGTGTCCTGATTGTAATAGAGTTATCTATTATACTCGAAAGGATACTTTTGACCGTGCAATGGGAAATAACGCTGTATGTAAATCTTGTGCACAATCTGATAGAAAACTTGCTATGGAAACCATTGAAAAAATGAAACAACCAAAAGCAAAAGAACATAAAAAGAATATTTCACAAGGAATGACTGTATGGTGGCAAGAGAAAAAAGAAAAGGAAAGTTTAAGATATAGGGATTTTAATAAATGGCAAAGTTAAAAGGAAAACAACTAAATCCGATACTTTCGGGTTCATTTTCGGTAGCTACTGGATCATTTTTTGTATCGGGTAGTGATAATCCATCCATAGGTCAATATGTTTTGACCGCAAGTGGTAGTATTAATACACATGGAACTGGTAGAGTTTTTGAACAAGGTTCATCAGTAGTAGACCACGCTACGGCGATGGCAATAGTCTTTGGAGGATAATAATGGCTAATACTTTTAAAAATGCAGGAGTAGCCATCGGTGATAGTGCTACAACTCTTTACACTGCACCAGCAGCAACAACTGGAATTATTCATGCAATCTACATCAGTAATATAGATGGAACTAATGATGCCACAGTAGATATTACCGTAACAGATACAAGTGCTGGTACTACATTTCATATAATGAAAACGGTAAATGTGCCAGCAGATTCAACTTTGGTAATAGAGAAACCAATTAATTTAGAAGCTGGTGACATTCTAAAAGCAATTGCATCAGCTACAGGTGATTTAGAAGCCTTTGCGAGTATATTGGAAATGACCTAATATGAAATATATTGGTAAGGAAATCCGTAAAACACCATTAGTTGTAACAGGATCAACATTAACTGTTGATTTAGGTGCAGCTTCTGCATCAGCGGCAATAACTACCAATAATATTACGAATGGATATCCTACTTCGAATAATTGGGGTGAAAGTCTCGATGGAAGTTACTTTAATAATTTTACACACGAAACCAATGTAAGTGAAATTTTAAGATTTATTGCAGGTGCTATGAGTCATTCATTAGATGTATCAGATGCATCACCAAATACAAAATTTATTGATAGTGTAGATACAAATGAAACAAGTTTAGGTTCAACTGCAACAATATCTGGATATCTACCATTGGAACACGCTTCATTGAGTAACGCCACAATTGATTATTTAGTCCATAGGGGTTGGTCAGGACAAGGTAGAACAATTTTTACTGGTATTTCAGTATATCACGACAATGGTGGGACATATAAAATAGATTTTGATTCTAATAGTGGTGGTTCAACAACTATTCAATCCTCAGCTGACGCAGAATTATTTAGTTTTGGAACATTGACAAATGGTACAGCAACCCCATATTCCGTCAGAGTCATAGCATCACAATCATTTAGTGATACAGGAAGCGTAGCTACACCAACAGCAGCATCAAATACATTTACCACACAATCCTCACACGAATATACCGTAAGTTCTTTTGGAACGACAGACGGATTAACTTTAGCTAAAATAGCAACATCACAACCTGCTGTTATACCAGCAGCATTTCAAGATGGTAAATTTATAGATGTAGGTGGAACTGATATGAGTGGTTCTTTAACGAGAAAATACCACGCATCCAAAGGATTGTTTACAAGTGTTTCATCGAGTGGGTATTATAGTTTTCATGATTTAAAAGTTGGAATAAAAAGTGGTTCACAATCAGATTTTATGTTTAATGATGGGACAACAAAAACAAGATTTTGGGCACCAAGAGATACGATTAATACTGCAATAGGACTCAATTCACTTGCAGATGTCGGAACAACACATAAAGCATTAACTGCAACATCAAGAAGTTTAAGTGGTGCACCTTATTTATTAGACACCACATATGAAGTAACCACGAAGATTACAGGATTGTTTAATCCGTTGTATGCATCATCAACAACTTTAACTGATATGTCAGCTGGTTCGGTAACAGGAACTGCAACCATATCCAACGATACAACTTCTACAAATGGTGGAACAATTCAAACAAGTGGTAGGGTATTTGAAAGTGATGGAACTACTGCTGTAAATAGTGGAGTTCCAAGATATGATGATGTTGTAATACTTTCAGCATCTGTTTCATACGATAGTGGAACGAGTGATACCATACAGGCCTCAAGAACATTAACCGATACATCATTTACAGTTGCTACAAAGGCTAGAAATAGAGAGTCATCACAGACCACATTAGACACACAGACAATTTCATACCATACTGCAGGAACATTTGGACAGCACGCTGATAGTGGAAGTTTAGGAGTATATGGTAGAGCTCAAGGATATGATTCAAATGCACTACAAGATACCACAGAAACATTTACAGGAGAAGATTTTAGAATAGTATTGGCAGATAATGTTCAACTATTCAATGGAGCATATTTTACAACCGATAGTTATAAGACCAATGATGATGGAGATGCAATTTTAATTGGAAATGACTTACAAGTAAAACCAGGATTCTTAGTAGATCCAACTGGTAGTAATGGATATTGGTTTACGAATCATACTTTAGCTGCAAGTAGTGCAGGATATAGATATTACATTAGAAGATTTCAAACCGATGGTGATACAAAAACAAGTATGACGGTCAATTTAAGTAGTAAAACATTAGTTGCTTGGAACGCAACTACGGCTGATAGTATAGCATGTGCTATATTGTTTGAGAGTTCCGGAAAAAATAGTGGTAATAATGCAGCATTGGGTAGAGCAAGGATTTATGATCCAACAGCAACAACAAGTAACTTAATAGAGGCCAATATATCACAAGACCATATTAAAAATCCATTTGCAACATCAATAGATTTATACGGAAATACTGGAGGTGGCATTTCAAGTGGAACATACACCATCCCAATACGAAATGGTGATGGTATGTATTTAGATTCAGATGATAATGAACTTTATGTAATAGTTAGATATAAGGGTGATCCAGCACCAATATCTGCAATAACTTTGAGTTTTAGTTAGGGGTAGAGAATGGGATTAATAGATTCAGGATCAAAATCAGGTAGATTACTCGCGTCGAGAAGGTATACTCATAATACCTTTACTACTGCCCAAGAGGCATTTACAGATGTATTAGATTTAGGTGCATCAGAGATATTCACACAGGCATCCAAGATTCCATCGACTGGATTACCATTCAGTTCGAGTGCAGACATCAGTTCTATTTATCAAGATGATGGTAACAATATAATGAAATATTGGTTTAGACAGAAAATGACTAAATCAAATCTTAACAATGAAGTTTGGTTCTTTCTAAATCCAACAGGAAGTGATGCTGGAATAGGTGCTCAGTTAATTAGTTCTAATCAACAAACTAATTTTATATCACCTAAATATGGTGCATCATCTTTAGCAAGTTCAACCACAGAAGATACAACACCAGGATATTTAGCAGTATTGTATAAATCAACTGCTGTAAGTCATAGTTTACAGACTGGTTCTTTGGCTGGGAGTGATATCGTTTCCACTAATGATTATGTTTTTGATTATAAAACTGGTATCGTTCAATTTCTAAACGGAGATACAGATCCAACTGATTCTCAGTATGTTTATATGACCACATACCAGTATGTAGGAACTTCCTTAGCAACTGGTTTGAATATTAGTGGTTCGACTAAAGTTGGGTATAACCCATCAATATCAACTCATCAGATAACAGGAAGTTTATTATTAGATAGTACAGCATTTAAGTACGGAGCATCAACTTGGAAAGAAGCAAGTGGTGTCAATGAACTAACAGGTTCGAGTTGGGAATTTAAATCATCGGTAGGTAGTGGTGATTTGTTTATCTTCAAAGATAATTCGGATAATTTAGTATTTAAGGCAACCCAAGAAAAGGCTTTAGTATTGGGTGAAGTAAATGGTGCGATGCCAACGGCGGTAGCAGGTGGGTTGATATATAGTGGTTCAAATGCCTGGTATTTAGGATATGAGAATCCACCAGAATAAAATTAACATAAATTTAGAATGTTTATATTTATAAATAACATTCTATATATAGGAGAGTAATAATGGCAACATGGAGAAAAGTGATAGTTTCGGGATCCACCGCCGAATTAAATCACGTAAGTTCAAGTGGAAATTTAGTACCTACAATAACAGATGGTGGGGCATTAGGAACTACAACTTTAAATTGGAGTGACTTATTCTTAGATAGTGGTGCTGTAATAAATTTTGATAGTGGTGATGTAACTGCAACTCACGCAGCAAATTTACTCACAATAGCAGGTGGAAATGTAAGGGTAGATAAATTAGAAATAGATGGGGCAAATGACTCCATTGATGTATCCACAGATATGGTTTTAACTGCAGCGGCAGACATAACTTTAGCAGCAGGTGGAGCTAATGTAAAACCAAATGCTGATAATACTATTGCACTTGGTGTTAGTGGAACAGGATTTAGTGATATATTTCTTGGTACTGGAGCAGTTATTAATTTTAATGAAGGTGACATCACCTTAACTCATGCAGCAAATTTACTCACAATAGGGGGTGGAAGCACACGAGTAGATAAGTTAGAAATAGATGGTGCTAACGACTCCATTGATGTATCTACGGATATGGTAATAACTGCAGCAGCAGACATAACATTGGCAGCAGGTGGAGCAAATGTAAAACCAAACGCCGATAGTTCAATTGATTTGGGTATAAGTGGAACAGCATTTAGAAAATTATTTGTAGATGATATTGATTTTAATGCACAAGGTGGTATAGTAGGTGGACTTCATGTTTCAGCAAGTTCGTTTAACGCTTCCACACATATTACTGCAAGTGGAGACTTGTATGTAGCAAACGATGGATATGTCGGAGGAAAATTTGAAGCAGTAGGAGCTCTAACGGGTTCTGTGATAAGTGCAAGTGGAGCAGCAACTTTTGATTCTCTAGTATTAGATACAGTATTGGCAGTGGCAGAAGGTGGAACAGGAGCCAGTGCATTAACTGATAAAGCAGTATTGATTTCACAAGATAGTGGAACAGACGCCATCGGTTCATTGGCAATGTCTACAAATGGTGTGATATTAGTAGGTGGAACTAATGGTCCTGCTGTAGAAGCACCAGCAGATTTAGCAGGTGGTGGATTAACAGCAACAGTAGGTGATGGAACGTTGGTAATCGATATAGACGCAGCACAAACCACTATTACATCGATTTACAATACCGGACTTAAAATTGGTAGAGCTGCAACAGATACATTTATAGATTTCGGAACGGATGATAGTGTAAAAATATCAGCAGCAAATACGGTAAGATTACATACCGATACAGCTGGTGTTCATGTAACTGGAACACTTGATGTTTCGGGTAACGCAACTATCGAAGGTGATTTGGTAGTTAATGGTGATACCACAACACTCTCTACAACAAATCTTGCAGTTGGAGATGCATTTATATTTGCAGCAACAGGTTCAGCTGGAACAAATGTTGATGCCGGTTTAATTGTTCAAAGTGGTTCAGCTGTAGATAGTGGTTCAGCAATATATCACGACATTAACTCACAAAGATGGTCTGTAGCAAAACAAGTAAAGAATACAGCAACAGCAGTTACCCCATTAGAGTTTGTTGTTACTGCAAAGGCACTTGGTGATGATGGTGCACCTGTAGAGGGTGACAAAGAGTATGGAGTAGGAGAAATAGCAATAAATAACGATGGAACTATTTGGATTTATTCATAATAATTAAGAGGTTACAAAGTGGGAATTACAACTAATGGAAAAAAAAGAATAATTGAAGATGAAGTATCTCAGTTAAGTAAAGAAGATATTGAGTTTTTACTGAATATCATAACAAATTCAATGGTACCTGGAAAATACTTGAGTTTAGGTAATAGAGTAGTTCAAAAATTACAAAATCAGTTAGGAATTTTAAGTAGAAGTAAAACTGAAGTAACGGATTCACTAAAAAAATACAAACAAAATTCTGATAACAAAGTATCCAAAAATAATATAGTGAAAGATGGAGAACTTTGGATAAAAGATTAACTTTATTGGCCTGATGTTTGGCGACATTGGGAAGTGGGCTCGAAAGAGTATCCAACCGTAGGGAGATAAATTAAATGCCAAATTGGAAAAAAGTAATAGTATCTGGTAGTGATGCCATACTAAATAATTTAACACTAAGTGGAGATATTGCAAATATTGCAGGTGATTTTACACTTGATGTAGTAGGTGATATCTCTCTTGATGCCAATGGTGCTGATGTTATATTAAAAGATGATGGAACTGAATTCGGTAGATTTAAAAGAGACGCTTCTGATTTCATTATAAAATCTGCTACTAATAATAAAGATATTGTATTTAAAGGACAAGATGGTGGATCAACAATCACCGCGTTAACATTGGATATGTCAGAGGCCGGTAAGGCATTATTCACCGGTGATGTAAGTGGTTCATCAGCTTCACATCTCACTATGGCACAAATATCCTCAAGTGGTGATATAGTAGCAGATGGTGATGTAGTGGCATATAATTCATCAGATGAAAGACTTAAAGACAATATAGAAGTTATACAAGGTTCATTGGATAAGATAGGTGAGATTAGAGGTGTGGAATTCGATTGGAATGACAAATCACCCGCTTGGGCACAAGAAAGAGGACACGATGTTGGAGTTATTGCACAAGAAGTTCAAAAAATTATTCCTGAAATCGTAATAGAGAGAAAAAATGGTTATTTAGGAGTAGATTACAAGAGAATCGTTCCGTTATTAATAGAATCAATCAAAGAATTAAAACAAGAGGTAGAAATTCTCAAGAAAAAAGTGAATTAGAGATTTTTACTTAATATATATATACAATAGAAGTATATAAGTTATACTAAAACCCATTAATAGTAACAAGGAGAACAAGTTATGGCAAATCAAGAGATAAAATTCACAGAAGATGAATTGAAATCTTTAAAGGAACTTCAGACAACATATCAACAAAAACAACTACAATTTGGACAACTAAAAGTTCAAAAACTATTAGTTCAACAGCAACTCGATACAATAGAAAATCAAGAAGCTCAGTTAGAAGTTGATTATGCTGGAATTCAGGAAGGTGAACGAACATTAGTTAAAAGTTTAAATGAAAAATATGGTCCTGGAAATTTAGATCCAACAACTGGTGTATTCACACCCACACCTGAAAAAACTACAGAGACTATTTAAATAAACTCAATCAAACCTATCGTTTGAGAAACTTAGACGATATTTATATAAAATATTCATAGTCTTTTTGGGCTAATAAAGTTATTTAAATCATAATATTAATAGGAGAAATAAAATGGCAGAAAGAATCGTAAGTCCGGGTGTATTTACGAGAGAACGTGATTTATCTTTTCTTCCTCAAGGAATTGCAGAAATTGGAGCAGCAATAATTGGACCTACTTTAAAGGGCCCAGCTTTTGTACCTACAATTATTAGGAATTTTCCTGAGTTTGAAGAAATGTTTGGATCAACAGATAAACGTTTTTACACACCTTACGCAGTCGAACAATATTTAAGAAGTGCAGGACAAGTAACGATAGTTCGTGTTCTTAACACATCTGGATATACAGCAGATTCATTGGCAATCAAGATAGGTTCAACTACAGCAGCATCACCTGCGGTTGGTAGTGTTGATATTACAAACATGAGCGATGGTGATACATTTACATTAGTCGGACTCGGTGGTACATCGTTCAATTTCATTGCATCGGATGCACCAGTACCTGCTGATGTAGGTAATACCTTTTACTTTGTTGGTAGTTCTTCGTTGGCAGCAACTGGAAGTACTGGTGTTGTTAATTTGGCAGCAAAAATGACAGCAGTAGCAAATACTATCGGTGTAACTGCAGCACGTGCAACAGGTTTCTTACATATAAGTGCATCTAGTGCAAATACAGCAGGAAATAGTTTCACATTTACTTCAGGTAGTACAACTACTACATTAACTGGTGGAGCAGCTTCAGTAGGATCTACAACACTTGCAATATTGGCACCATCAAGGGGTGGAGCAAATGGAGCAGCTGATTTAGAAGGTAGTACGATTACTGGTAATTGGGCATCAGCTTCACTTGTATTAAGTGGTAGTAATTGGGGATTAAATAGTTTGACCTCAAGAACTTATACTTTTGGATTTCACACAGGAAGTACTTACGCATCATATATTGATGAGGTATTTAGCACGGATGCACAAGTAGCTAAATCTGGAACAAATACAGTAGCAGCTTATCTGTATAAGAACTTCAAGTATGAACAAAGTGGAAAGGCTTGGACAACAACTGATGACTTGAGTGTAGAAGATGGAACAATTTCATTAGCAACAACTTATGATAACGCTTGTACACCATCTATACAATCACAAACTATAAACAATTCTAAGTATAACTTGTTTAAAGTTAAATCTCGTTCACATGGAAGTGATGTTAATAACAAATACAAAGTCGCAATATTGAATGTTAAGAAGGCCGGTACAATAGCTGGTAGTGATTTTGGTTCGTTTTCATTACAAGTAAGACAGACAGGATTAAATGATAATAATCAAACCAAAGACAATATATTAGAACAATTTGATGGATTGAATTTTGATCCTACAAGTACTAATTATTTTGCAAGAAGAATTGGTGATAGATATGTAACCATAGACGCAAATGGAAAACTCACTTATAATGGTGATTGGCCAAATATGTCTAAATACATTTATGTATTTGATTTCCAAGCAATTGCAGATAATGAAGTGCCTGTATCTGTAGTTCCAATGGGACACTCAGCAATATCAAATCCATTCGGTAGTTCAGACACAACCATTCCAACTTGGTCATTTAAAGACACACAGGTTAATAGTAATGGTGAATTTGATAGTAATATATTCTTTGGACATGATTTTGGTAACGCAGACGCAGGACAATACTTGGCACCAATAAATAACTTTGGTAGTGGAAATCATACTACTATGAGTATTGAAGAATTTAGTGGTCATGCAGACGCTTCAACACTCGGTGATACATTCTCAGATGCATCAGAAAAGGTCAACTTAACACTTTCTCATATTAAACAGAGAAAGTTCGTTGTTCCATTTCAAGGTGGATTCGATAGTGTTAATCCAGCAGCACCAAAGTTAGTAGGAGCAGACATTACAAGTGCAAACACACAAGGGTTTGATATTTCAACCTCATCAAGTGGTGGTTCAGTAGCTTATAAGAAAGCTATTAACGCAATCAGTAATCCTGATGAATTTGATATCAATATGTTGGTAACTCCTGGAGTAGTTCACGGATTACATTCTAAGGTTACCAATCACGCTATTTCTAAGTGTGAAGCTCGTGGTGATACTTTCTATGTAATGGACGCTACTAAGTATGGTGATACAATAGCAACTGCAACAGCAGCTGTAGCCGCACTCGATACAAACTACGCAGCAACCTATTATCCTTGGGTAAAGATTGTTGATAGAAATACATCATTACCTGTATGGGTTCCGCCATCAGTAGTATTACCTGGAGTAATAGCATTTACTGATAAAGTAGCCCACGAATGGTTCGCACCAGCAGGTTTGAATCGTGGTGGATTGACAAGTGTGTTAGAAGCACAAACAAGATTGACTCATTCAGAAAGGGATGACCTTTATGAAGAAAGAGTTAATCCAATCGCTTCTTTCCCTGGTCAAGGTGTATGTGTGTGGGGACAAAAAACCTTACAGGCTAGACCATCAGCACTTGATAGAGTGAATGTTCGTAGATTGTTAATTAAACTTAAAAAGTTTATTGCATCTTCAAGTAGGTATTTAGTATTTGAACAAAATACTGCAGGAACACGAAATCGTTTTATGAATATCGTGAATCCTTTCTTAGAATCAGTTCAAGCCAATAGTGGTTTGTCAGCATTCAGAGTAGTAATGGACGATACTAATAATACACCAGATGTTGTTGATAGAAATCAACTTGTTGGACAGATATTTATCCAACCAACAAGGACAGCTGAGTTTATTGTATTGGACTTCATAGTACAACCTACAGGAGCAGCATTTCCTGAGTAAGTTTAATCGATAGATTAATAAAACAAAAGCCCCTCTTTTTGAGGGGTTTTTTGTTGCCTTGTATATTTATATATGAGGTTAAAATATAACTTCTATAAAACTATGAATAATGAATGTGATGTTTTTTATAAAAACTGATATTTATAGTTGAAGAAAAAATTTATTGGAGATTAACAATGGCAGAACTATTAGATCCTTCCGAGATAATGTTTACACCGTTTGAACCGAAAACGAAAAATCGGTACATTATGTATATAGAGGGTATTCCATCTTATCTTATTAAGACAGCAAACAGACCTTCAATTGCCTTTGAAACTATCGAACTTGACCACATCAATGTCAAACGATATGTTAAAGGTAAGGGAGCATGGGAAGAATTAGAAATAACTTTATATGACCCGATTGTTCCGAGTGGAGCACAAGCCGTAATGGAGTGGGTTAGATTAGGTCACGAGTCCGTAACAGGTAGAGATGGTTATTCCGATTTCTATAAGAAAGACGTAACTATCAATGTTTTAGGACCCGTTGGTGATAAAGTAGAGGAGTGGACATTAAAGGGAACTTGGATTGTAAACGCTAATTTTAATGACTTGGATTGGTCAAACACTACTGATCCTGCAGACATTACTCTTACATTGAGATACGATTACGCAATCTTACAATTCTAAATAACAATAATACAAGGAGTCAATCATGGCAGTAATATCAGACAAAGAATGGTGGAAATCAAAAACCATTTGGACATCAGTAATAGCTGGTGCAGTTGGTGTTCTTCAAGCAGCAGGTGTAGTAGATCAAGTACCTGAGTTAGTTTGGACAATATTAGCATCTTTCGGACTTTATTCCGTTAGAGACGCTGTTGGGAAATCAAATCCCGAAGTAAAGTAAGTAATTTAAAGGCTGGGTATTTTAATCGATACCCAGCACTATAGTTTTATAAAAATGGTTATATTGTATACAATACAATAGAAAAATAATACAAAGGAGAATACAATGGCAGAAGAAAAACGCCAATTTCCCACCGAGGTGATAGATTTACCTTCTAAGGGATATTTTTATCCAGATGGTAGTCCGTTATCAAGTGGTCAAGTAGAAATCAAGTATATGACGGCTAAAGAAGAAGATATACTAACATCAGCCAATCTAATACAGAAAGGTATAGTGTTGGATAGACTATTAGAGGCATTAGTAGTTTCAGAAGGAGTAAATCTTGACGATGTACTCATCGGTGATAAAAATGCAATAATGGTAGCATCAAGAGTATTGGCCTATGGTAAAGATTATGAATTTGAATATACTGATCCAAGTAATAATGAGAAGAAAACTCATTCGGTAGATTTAAGTAAATTAGAACACAAAAAGATAGACTTTAAGAAACACACTAAGGGTAAAAATGAATTTCTATTTGAATTACCCGCGTCTAAGAAAAAGATTACTTTTAAAATTCTAACACAGCGAGAAGAAAAAAATATAGATGCTGAATTAAAGGCAATGAGAAAGATAACGAAGGGTTCAGGTATTGATCCTGAAATAACCACTCGTTTAAAGGCTTCCATACTATCAGTAGATGGTAATGATGAAAGACAATTTATAAATAATTTCGTAGAAACTGAATTTCTCTCAATAGACTCATTTGCATACAGAACGTTTTTGACTTCTGTTACTCCTGATGTTGATTTATCAGATACAATTGAATTTGATAATGGAGACTTCGAGGAGGTAGCGGTTCCAATAACCGCTCGATTTTTTTGGCCTTCTGCCGGTTGATAAACCAGAAATACACAACCAAATATTTCTTTTAATATATCACGCTAAAGGTGGATTCCACTTTAGTGAGGTTTACAATATGCCCATTTATCTAAGAACTTATTATTTAAAACGTTTACAGGCTCAGTACGATGATGAGAATAAGGCTTACGATGAAGCATCTAAAAAATCTCAATCAAACACTCCAAGAAGAAAGTAATTTTCAGATATTTTGATATTTATAACTGATAAGAATTATTCAGTTTTAATCACTCGGAGAAACACAAAATGCCTAAGTACAAAATAAAAAACGAAAGAGTTCTATACGAGTTTATGGATTCCTTTTGGAAAAATGCAGGTAAGAGAAGGGGAAGTAAATTTATAAGCAATTTATTTGCAAACGATAAAGAACTTCAAAAACTATCTCGTGAGGCAGAAAAACTTCAAGACAAATTAGTTGCAAGGTTACAAGGTCAAGACGAGCCAGATTATGAAAAACTCGCAAAGGACCTCGAAGATTTATAAATCAAAACGGAAAACCTAAATGGCCAAGAAAGAAGCACCAAAAGTAAATCCTAAAGACTTTGGCTTCGATGAAAAGTCGTGGGAGAAAATAGGCGCAAACTTTAAAAGTTGGATGGTGCTCAATAAAGAACTATGGAAAGACCTTACTGGATACGAACAAAGGGCATTGGCAACTTCAAAGGATTTCGTAAAAACTACCAAGAAGGCATCAGATTCTGCAAAAGAAACTCGTAATCTTGCACGAGAACATGCCAAGGCATTTAAAGCTTTTAGTAAAGATTCCAAATCAAGTGTATCAACCCAACAATCATTATTAAGTATAGGTGCAAAATCACTATCGTTAGATCAAAAAGGTGATATATTAAGTAAGAAAAGAATTAAGTCTTTGGAAGGAATAGTTGATATTTCAGGTGAGTATCTTTCTAATATGGATGCCGTTGGAACAGAAGAATTTAGAAGTCTTGATTTTAGCAAACAGATACGACAGTCTATAAAATTAAAACTTGGTGATGAAGAACTATTTTTAAGAAAAATGAAGGCCGAGTATGATATACAGAAAAAATTAAATACAGAAATTAATACCCAATCTGATTTAATTAAAAAACCATTTGATGAGTTAGATAGTATGGTTAAAAATATTCCTTTTATTGGGGAGTTACTTTCATCGAAACTTGATTTGAAAGGTAAAGGTCAAAACATGGCTGATGCTTTCACCGAGTCCGTTAAAAGTGGAATGTCAAATCCAGATATCTATATGGATGACCAAGGAAAGTCAAGAAGTAAATCAACAGGCAAATTTGCTAAATCTCAAGACAAAGCAGCTGCAGCGATGAAGAGAATGGCACCTGCAGCATTAGCAGTTGGTGGAGCTATAGCAGCATGGACAGTATCTACATTTAATTTCTCAAGAGAATTAGGAGTTTCTTTTAGTGAACTAAATATTTCTGCAATTTTATTCAAAGATCAAACAAAGGCATTATTAGATGAATTTGGTAGCCTACGAGGAGTAAGTAACGAAGTACTTTTAGATATGAAATTGATGTCATTCTTTACAGGAGCACAGGCAACTGATATGGCAAAGGTATTGATGTTACAAACATCGATTACTAATGAAACCAAAGGAATGGCTTTAGATAGACAAAACAAGTTTCTGAAAGAAATTAAGAAAGAAGGTTTATCAGCTTCCAAAGTAATGGGTGATTTAGCCTCTAATGCTGATATGTTTGCAAACTTCGCGAAAGCTGGTGGTAAAAATATGGAAGAAGCTGCCAAACAGGCAGCCAAAATGGGATTAGATTTAAGTGCTACTAATTCGGTAGCAGAAAAATTATTAGATTTCGAATCATCAATAGCGGCAGAACAAGAAGCAAGTATGTTACTTGGTAGGTCAATTAATCTTGATAAGGCCAGAAGTCTTGCATTTAGTGGAGATTTAGCACAAATGATGGAAGAGGTTAAGATGCAAGCAGGTGGTGAAGCTGAATTTGCAAGGATGAGTGTAGTGCAACGGCAGTCATTAGGAGATGCCATTGGATTGAGTGGTGCAAATTTAGCAGAGTTTATGAAAACACAAGAGGATGGTGCTAAAAACACTGGTAAGAGTTTTGCAATGTATGGGGCAGTTCTCGGTGGAGTATTCGGATTACTTGTTGCAATGAAAACCGTGATGAAAGGAATTGTAAATCCTTTTGCTGGAATTCTTAGTGGTTCAAAAGATTTAATAATGGGGGCAACAATGGTTGCAGGTGGTTCAATAATTGGTAGTGGTATTGGGTACGCGGCTGGTAGAGAACGAGGAGGTCCTGTTAGATCTGGCAGTCCTTATGTGGTTGGAGAGAAACGACCTGAATTATTTGTTCCAGGTGTTAATGGTAATATATTACCATCAGTTCCACGTATGGCGGAAGGAACAATGCAATACGGAGATATGGCTCATACTAATTCAAAACTTGATAAGTTAGTTAGTTTGATGTCAATGAGAAATGAACAGGCAGAAGTACAGACAAAGAAACTTGGTCGAGATATGAACAATTCTTTTTCACAGAGATAAAATATGAGCTTAATAGATTTAACAAAAGATTTATCAAATTTTAATTGGACAGAATATTCCAAGGCTGGAACTGGTAAATCACCACAGACAGACAAGACACCTTACTTTGAACGACCTAATCCAAAATCATTAGAACAAATGGAAAGTAAATTTGGTCTACTAGACACATCACCACCCTCAAGAGGTCCATATGGAGTTTCCGATACAATGGATGGAACTAAACAAGGTAGGGGATTTATAAAACCTGGTATAGCTCCATTTGGATTCACCAAAGATATGGATTTATTTCACAATAAATCAGAATTAGAAATCGGTAATGAATTATCCATAACACCGTTATCTCATAATATAGCAGGAGTGACTTCAAATCTATCCTATGGTCAAGTGGGTAAAAAAGAACTAAACCTTGAACCACAGGCAAAAGGAGCATACGGAGTTGATACTTTACCAATCTCAACATATTCCAATAGACAGCCAATCGAAGATATTCCATTCGGTGCAATAGGTGGTAATAATACCTATTATGGTAACATTAGTGTGATAGCAGGTAGAAAATCTCAGTTTCAAGATGGTGAGGGAAAATATACCACACCAACTCAACCTGTTCCATTTGGGGATAACCAAAAAACATTTTTAGTTCCTGATTCATATCCAAGAAATGATTTTGCATTTAGTATAAATTCTCAGTTTGGTTGGAGTAATCAAAGTAAATATTTAATGAGTCACGGAACTCCGTGGAGAGAATTTAAACAACTTGATACATTAAGAGACCAAATTGATAGTGGTGGAGGCGGTGGTCAAAGTGCCACACCTGATTCTTATCCACCATTGCCTGATTCACAACAAACACAGCACGTAGCTCAAGATTTTTTCATTAGTAGTGAACCTAATTATAATGCACCAAGTTACCTATCATTACAATTTTTAAGAAATTTCGGTAATACTGGAGGAATTTGGCCATATGGAGTCCTTCCTTATCAAAATCCAAAATCAACCGGTCCTAATGGTGGGTTTAATGACCATCCACTAATCATAAAGGATGTGGGAGAAAGGTATTCACAAGGAGGCCCGATAGAAAATTATATGGTATTACAAGCCAAGAGAACCGAGGATGACACCGAAAGATTAACAAAGTGGTTTGGAACACCAAAAGGTCAATTGTGGATTGGTAAACAAAATGTATTACAAGAATTAAATCCAAGAGCAGAAACAAGAACATTTAGTTTACAATCACAAAAACTTTCCATTCCACCTTTTATGCATTTTAATCGTCATATTGGTGGTGATACTTATATGTCGGTTGCAGACTTTGGACCTATATATGATGGGGATTCAGAACCATCGGATCAAGGTTTTGCCGAGGGCAGCTTAGGTGATAAAATTACTTCACATCCAAGTTTTGCAAAACTAACAGGTAAATTTGAATGGGCAACAGATGGTCTTGCCGGATTGGTAGGTGGATTGAGTGTCCTCAATGATACATTAGGTAATATTAATTTTAATAAAAAGGGTGGTAGATTAAGATTTTTGACGAACACGATGGTTGCAGGTAGTGAAACAGGTACTCCGTTTAGTTTAGGATCACTTGGTTCGATAAATTTAACAGACTTGAGAAATGGTGTATCACTATTTGGACGACCACCAAAAATACCAACACAAACTGTATTTAGTCAAAGGGGTCCCTTTGGTGAACAGAATTTAGCAGATAATCAATTATCAAAAACTCCAATAAAAAAATATCACAGCACATTATATGGGGATATAGGTAAGGAAATTAAAGCTCCAGCACTTTCACCTATAACTCATCAATCAGTTCAGAGTTTGTTAGGTGGACTTGGTGCAGAAATTGATGAAGAGGGTAACATATCTCTACTGGATCAATCAAATGAAACATGGAAAGATTTATCTCTTGCTCAAGTAAAAAACAATAAATTATATTTTAATGAACAGATAGATGAACCCACAAGAAAAAAACTCACAGCTGAACTTCATCGAAAAAATAAAATTGCAGTTAAACAATTAGGTGGAATTGGTGATCCTGGTAGGTTGTCAAACGCGTTTACCCAAAAGGTAGATGATAAAGCAGGTTCAGGTCTTGGCACAATAAAAACAGATTTAGCGGGTGGAGATGGTTACAAAAGTATGGCTGTCGATAGGGTTAATTCAACACCATACGGTCATGATTTACCAGAAGGTGTAAGTGATTATATAAAATTTAAATTTAAGGATTTGGTAAATAATAAATTTATTATATTTAGAGCATTATTAAGTGGTATATCGGATAGTATTTCACCTGAATGGAATGGTACTAGATATATAGGTCGTCCTGACCAAGTTTACACTTATACGGGAGCGGAGAGAAAGATAAGTTTTTCATTTGATATCTACCCAAAGACAAAACAAGAATTTCCAATACTATTAGAAAAATTAAATTACTTAGTTGGGTTGTGTTATCCATCTTATGCAGAAAACAATAGAATGATAGCACCATTTATAAATTTAACCATCGGTGATATGTTAAACCAAGCTCCTGGATTTCTCGATAGTCTAAGTGTAGAGGTTAACGATACAACAACTTGGGAAACCGATGAAGGATTACAATTTCCAAAGCATATTACCTGTCAATGTTCCTATACTTACATTGGTAATCATCAACCATCCATGTTAGGATTACATTATGGATTAAATTGGTTAGAGGATAAGGGATATGGAGTAAATACTGATGGAAGTAAAAACGTTGGTACTTTTAAAGTAGCAGATGGTGGTGATATTAGAGAAACTCCAGCACCATTTAGAATAGGAAAACAAAAATTATTTGACGAATTTGGTGCACAGGATAAGAGTACGTCACCACCAACCGATACATTTTATTTGTCTCCCAATGATCTTAATGACTTCATAGACTCATAAGTAACTTAGGAATTAAACAATGCCAAGCAGATACAAACACACAAGAATCAAATTAAACAGAGATGGTAAAAGGGTTTTTAGACCAACTCTTTATCCTAAAATCCCAATCCGTGATAGTGATATATTTATCTATCCTAAATTCGGTGATAGATTAGATAATCTTGCATACAAGTATTACAAGGATGTTTCAATGTGGTGGATTATTGCCAAGGCGAATAATTTAGATGAGGCACACATTGGACTTGAGGTGGATAAACAGATTAGAATACCAACCGAAATAGAACCCATTATGAATAAATTAAAAGAATTATCTTTCTAAATGATTACATTTAGTCCAATTCAAAAACTTATCCAAGAAACATTACATCAGAAGATGAAAATGTTAGATAAGGTGCCCTCAAATCAGACTGGAATTAATGAACCCACAACTGGAGATGGTGGTGTTCCACAGGAAAACTATATGTTTGCCAGAAGTGTATTTCTAAGAATGACTTCTTTGTTGACTCGTAATAACAAACCTATTGTATTGATGGGTGGAGAGTTATTTGAAGGCCAGTATAGAAAGGGATTGTCGGTCTATGGGCCAAAAAGTGGTGGGGTAAAGGAAGAAAATCCAAACTTACGACCAATGGCAGGAGTGAAGGATGTAAATGTTGAATATGCTGGTGGTGGTATGAAGATAGGTGCCACGAGAAAAACATCTATCAGTTGGACTTGTTGGACATGGGAAGAATTACAAAAATTCAAACCATTTTTCTTAACACATGGTAAGAATGTTCTGATAGAATTTGGATGGGGATTTCAAGGTTCGGATGCACCGATGATGTTAGACATCATAAAAGAAAATGGTGAAATAAATGAAGATTTAATTAATGGAGCTGGTGCAGCATCTGGTTCATTACAGGAAAAAATTCCTGAATTTATATTAGAACAAAAAGGACATTATGATGCAGTATTGGGAACAATAAATAACTTTGAATTTAGTGTTAATGAAACTGGTGGATTTGATTGTACAACAGACTTGGTTTCGATGGGAGTTAATACTATGCGGAAGATGGATTCTAAGGAAAGTGTAGATGGTCATATTGCAAATCTTCCTATTGTAAGCCCTAAGACTTATTGGCTAAAAACTGATGAATCTTCCTCAAGTCAAATAGCAGATAAAAATCCCTATTATAGTTTTAAATCATATATGATGTCGTTAGAAGGACACTTACATTTAAATGCATTAAATTCTAAAGGTTCTATAGCCTACATATTGGGTGGAGATACACCATATTGTACTTGGGGTTGGTTCGAAGATAATGTTCTGAGTAGATTTGCAGGTCAAATAAACGCAGATAAGAATACTGTAGTTGGTGAATTTCGTAGTATTGAAAACATATATGATGATGAGGGTAAACAAATTGATGTTCAACCAACATTGATGAGGGTTTCACGAGAAATTTTGCCTATCGATTTTAGTCCAAAGGGTTGGTTTTGGGTTTATCCCGAACAGGTATCTGATGATGAAAATTTTTGGAAAAACACGACACTAAGACAAGATAATAGTAAATTAATTCCTGAACTTAACTCATATCATGAGAGCACGACTCTTGGAGCTTTCAAACTGATGTTTGCACCACCTTATTTACAAAAGGCCAATGTTAGTGGAAATGGACTTTATCAAGGTCAAGATGATAAAGGTACAGTTACTTACAGATGGAAAAAATCATTTTTAGGAAGTGAAACTGCTACATGGAACGATGATGAGGCATACTTTAGACCATTTAAAACCGATACAAGTTCTAATGGGGTGATTCGAAACATATACTTTGGGCATGAATTTTTAACCGAGTGTTTTGATAAATCAACAATAAAAGAAGGAATAGATTCGGTTTGGAGTAAGTTTTCTGCAGCATATGGTGGCATTTACGATTTTGGTATAGAGTTTGATGATAAAGAAGGTAGGTTGATGATTAAGGATAGGGAATTTGCCAGTAAAAAAGTTTCAAAAGTTTTAGAAAACACAAGTCGTAATCCAATATCAGTAGATGCGGGATACCAAAATGATGGAGTATTTGTTTTTCCAATATGGGAAAAAAACTCAATCGTAAAAAGTCAAAATTTAAGTGCAAAACTCCCAAGTAGGATGCAGGTTGCAGCAATGTATGGTAATAATTCTCCAGAAGTTGGTGATGGTCTCATAGACACGATGGAAGATTGGGGAGCAATTGCAATGGGAAGAAACGAAAGAGAAGTTGAGGAAGATGAAAATAAAGAACAAAAATTGTTAGATTCTTTATTGGGAAGTGTAGAAGAACCATTTAGGCGAGGAGAGAAAGGTAATCAATTTACATTTGGTAATGCTACTGCCAATGATAATAAACCATTACAATGGAAAGTTGGAAAATCAGTAAACACTACCGATATTTACGAAGATTTAAGTGATAAAGACTTATCTGTCCTAAATGATAGCTTTGGAAAGGGTATAAATGAGGTAATGGATGTATTTTTAACGAAAGAATTCAAAAAAAGATTATTCGAATCATCAGGATTTGAGACTCAAGCAGAATACGATAAAAGTATCTCTGGTGGTTTTTTTGGACCTGAATGGAGTTTGGAGAAGCAGCAGAACGAAGCAGAGAAACAAATAGATACCTTTAATTCAACAACAACCAATAAGGGTGCGATGAAGTTGCTTTATGACAATATAGTGGAATATTCAGGTGTAACAGTAAATCATAACTCGAATAGTGCTAAACACAATAAATGGCCAGTAATGAAAGCAGAATATCACGCACTACTGAAATCAACACTAAAGGGTGAAGATGGAGGAATAGTAAAAACAACTGATCCGCTTGTTCCAATAGAACTTGAGATTGAAATAGATGGAACGGGTGGTATATTTCCTGGTAATTCATTTCACAGTTCCTATCTACCTCAATCCTATATGGAGAGAATGTGTTTTCAAGTTATAGGTGCCTCACATAAAATAGATTCAGCTGGATGGACTACCACTCTGAAAGGACAAATGAGAGTTGCTGGATTAGATAAACTCAGAATTCCATCAGAAGCTGAAATACAAGAAAACATCAATAGTATCAGGCCGGGTAATGATCTTCGTGAAAAGAAGAAAGCGTATGCTAAAGAACAAGGATTAGATCCTGGATCAATGTTGCCTGGTGGATTACCAGACCTTACTGAGAACCGAGACTATCCAGATGAAGGTGTTAAAATTACACCAGAAATGCAAAACGACTTGGACTCATTTGAGAAAATATTGAAGAAAAAAGATTCAGAAATGTCTTTTTATGAGAGTCTCAAGGCTAAATTTACCAAAAAGAAAACAGAAAAGAAAACAAAAAAGATAACAAAGTCCGTATCAACTCCAACAGGAGAAATAAAGGCAGTGGCTTATAATGACAATACAACCGGATTTTCTGCAGATGTGGCTAGACAATTTAATTTTCGTGAACCGATGGATTAATAGGAAGTAATATGGCAATTAATGATGAATTTGAAAGGGTATTGGGACCATATAAGTCAGTCAAACACCAATTTGTATATCAAGATGGATATCCACTTAGGGAAGATAGATTAGTTTATCTAGTCTACACTAAAGATAAAATTGAAATGTTTGTAGATGTTGATACACAACCTATATTTGCAAAAAATCCATCAGATAAAACTTTATTTAGTAAATATAAGGAAGCAAAAGATAATTTACAACGAGAGGTTTACTTAAAATCATCCCAACCAATCATCACCAATACCATGAGGAAAAAAAATAGTATTGGTAGGTCATTTGCAAAATATCTACTTGATGTGGATAAGTCTATTATTGAAATAGATACTGGTCTAGTAGGCAGTTCAGATGTTTATACTTATGTATCACTTCAATGGGAAATATCAGGTATAAAAGAAAACGTACAGAAAAAAAATACAGAGTCCCTCGAAGTTGCAGAAGAAGAAATGGAAGGAATGAGATATTATTTAGATCCACTTGAATTCTATATTGGAGAAGAAACATTAGAAAGTAAAAAACAAACTTTACTCGAAAGACTACTACACAACCCACACACATATGGACATCAATCTGATGCAAGTAATGTTGGAAGTGCACTTGGATTAAGTGGAACACATACTATGCCAGACGGAAGTGTGATGCCAGGAGCAACACATCAACAATATCTTAATTCACTTAGACGAAATGACGAGATAACCACAAGTAGTGGTACATCAATTCCTACTCGAAATCTTAGGAGAAATTCTGGATATTAATTTGTATTTTGAAATTTTTACTTAATATATATTATTATTAAATAAAGGGTTATAAAATGAAAAAACAAGTCTTAGATAAGGGCTTTATTGAGGTTGTAGATTCACTTGGTAATGATTTAACAGTAGTTAATTCTGCTCGTGTATCATTTGGTAAAAGAAAAGAAAAATTTGACAAATCAGATGAACGTTTAGTTCGCTATCTTGCTAAATATAAACACTTTAGTCCATTTAGGCATCTTCAAGTTCAATTTCACGTTAAGGCACCAGAGTTCGTTATGAGACAATGGTATAAACACGTTGTTGGTATTGAGACTACATCTAACTCGGCTACTAAAGACCACGCTTGGAATGAGATTAGTGGTCGGTATGTACCAGTAGAAGATTTCTATACACCATCTGTATTTAGAAAACAATCAGAAGATAACAAACAAGCAACAGAAGGTGCTATTGAGGATCAAGATAAGGCTTTACATCATTGGGAAATGGCCATGTATCACTCTAAAAAACAATACCAAACTTTGTTAGATATGGGTGTGGGTAAAGAACAAGCAAGAGCTATCCTACCATTGAATCAATACACGGAAGTTTATTGGACAGCATCATTTCAAGCTATTATGAACTTTATAGAGTTAAGAGCCGAAAAGACATCTCAATGGGAAATCCAAGAATATGCTAAAACATTACAGAAGTTAATGTTTGATGTTTTCCCAAAAACAACTGAAATATGGAGTGAAGTGAATGGGTGGGAATAATTCCTCACTTGGTTTTTTGAGAATAGAAAATATATCGACATAAGAACTTTCCAACATATAGTTATATATGTAAAGAAAAAATAGGTTATAATGATAATAGAAAACCCAACAGAGTTTGAGAGTTTTTTAGAGAAATACAAAGAATCAGATTGTATTATAATTCCAATATTATCTGATATTAATTTACATCCTTTAGAGAACACATTGTGTGCCATTTATATTAAATTGATAGATGGTAGTGAGTATATTTTGCCATTTAGTCACGGAGAATCAATAAATCTTGATGAATCGGTATTCAGTAAGTTAAATTCACAATGTAAGAAATATGTTTATGATAAAAAACAATTCAATCATATAGTTAAGTGGGATAATGTTATAGATATTAATCTTCAATACTATATGGAATACAATAAACCACTTTCTATTGAAAACATCAGTACAAATTCACATGATTATTTTAGCAGGAAGTATTATAAGTCAAAAAATATAAATCGTGTAATTCCACTATTAAAACATTTAGAATTATGTAGAAAGTTATCCAATGAGTATCAAAAATATATTGACTTGGAAGTTCATCAAGAGTATAATGATGAGATAATTGATAATTTAACCTATATAGAAAGTGCTGGGTTGAGACATGATGACAAGATGGTATATTCTGAATACAATCCATACACATCAACAGGTCGTCCATCTAATAGGTTTGGTGGGATTAACTTTGCAGCTCTAAACAAATCAGATGAATCAAGAAAACCATTTAAGAGTAGATTTGATAAAGGTATGTTGGTCGAATTTGATTATGATGCGTATCACTTGAGATTAATTGGAAATTTATTAAATTATTCTTTTCCAAGTGGTTCAGTTCATGAACATATGTCTAAGTATTATGGATGTGATTACCAAGAGTCTAAGAATCTGTCTTTTAAGTATTTATATGGTCATATTCCACAAGAAGTCGTAAAAACCAACCCATTCTTTGAAAAAGTACATACTTATATTAATGAGACTTGGAAGTTGTATAAAGACCAAAAATTTATACAATCTGATATTTATAGTAAGAAGATATATAGAAAAAACCAAGCCGATATGAATCGGAATAAGATATTTAATTATATGATTCAGTTGATGGAAACTGAAAACAATATGAAGATATTAACTAACCTTATTCCATTTATGGAATCATATAAGAGTAAGTTAATCTTATATAGTTATGATTCTTTTCTATTCGACTTTAACTTAGAAGATGGAGTTGATTTTTTGAAAGATATTAAAAAAATTATTGAAAGTAATGGGTTATTTCCTACAAAGTCAGGTAAGGGGACAAACTATCACGAGATGGTTGATATAACGGAGCGATTATGATAAATTGGAATAAAATATTAAAAGATTTTGCACACAAGTGTGGGAAAGATGGTTTGGATTTGACTAATTCCAATCACCTTGCCTGGTTACGAGAATCCATAATAAAACACGATGATGAGTTTAGGAAAAACACCTATGCTCTAAATGAGTTTATTGGTAATTTAAGGAATGGAAAAGAAATAAGTGATGATGATAAATTTAATAGATTAGAGTCTAAAGAGATTGTCCTTGATGATAAGTTTTATTCTTGGTTAGAAGAGAATCTTTCAGATGATGATTTTGTTACCGAGGCAAGAATTTACCAATCAAAATATTCATCTGGTGATGCATTTCAAATAACAAGTGATGCTGGTTTATCTATTTTTGATGGTCAGACTATTTTGAATTATGATGAAGAGTCTGGTGATTTTAAAGATAGTGGAAAAAAGTTTAATGCTTCTCAACTTTTTATAAAACAAAATGACATTACAGATATTAAAAAGTCAAGTGTAAATTATGTAAAGATTAAAGGGGGTGGTACACAAGTTACTATGAAAGGTGATGATGGAGTTACTTATGTTATTGATTCGGTTAACAATAACTTGGCTAAATTTTCAAAGGCAAAACCAGCTAATGCGATTGATTGGATGGATGCATCATTAGAAACAGCTCAAGGATTAGGTCTTTATTTAAAAAAAGATTATGCTACTCCCCTAGCAACCGCAATGGCATCAAAAGATGAAAAAAAAGTAGGTAAACTCCAAAAAGAACTTACAGACGATGTGCAAAGTTCATTAGGTAAAGGTAATTTTGCTTCGAAGGGTGTTAGTGCTATTAAGTCAAAATTAGATTCAGCTTCAATAGATAATTGGTATCGTTTAGCCATTTTAGCGGCCGGTATGATTGATTTTAAACATAATAATGTGGGTACAACAATTGTTCATGCAAAAATAGAAGATTATTATAAAGCTCTTAGAGCTAATGCGTCAGTTGATACTTCGGGCTCTAAAAAAAATACAGCAGACATGGTTCTTACAAATGCCAGCACTGATGATGCTTTGGTAGCAGAGATAGGAGATCCTATATCACCAGGTGTTTACCGACATATAAGTTATAATAAGTCAAGTGGTGTATGTTATATACACGATGGACCTAATGAGGACACAAAAAAGACTGGTACGGAATTTATTCAAATGTCAATGAAGGCAAAGTCTGGTGGAGCACAATTGGGTAAAATTAGTGCATTGGTTAGAGTACATTTTGGAATGAAAAAAAATACGGAATATATAATTGATTTTTTAGGTGAAGGGTTTTTAAGTAAAGCATTTGATAAAGTAAAACAAATAGGAAAGTCTGTAATTTCTAAAATAACAGATATTGCTTCTAAAGTATTTAATATAGGAAATAAATTTTTAAATAAATGGAATGGTAAGAAAGGAAAGAAAAGTACTATAAATAATTTTTTTAAGAAAAATAAAAAGTTTAGAGGTGCCGTTAAGAAAGCGGTAAAAGAGGGTATAGTTAAGGGGGAGTATCAAGACGATAATTTATTACTTGAGAAAACTGCTGGTAAGTTAAGTTTTGATGAGAAATTAAAAGTTTTAGCTAATGACCAAGCGGCATTAGACGATGCTATTACATTGACACAGAGTATGGTAGATAGTTTAGTAAAAACATCAGCTCCATCGGCAATAGCTGTTAAGAAAGAATCAGACTTAAAGACAAAAGTGTCAATGGACTTAGTAAGTATTTACAAACTAATGTCCAATTACGTTACCGCCGATTTATTAATTTCTATGGTAAAGGATGGAAAGAAAAAAACAAAAGATGTTCAATCACTTTTAAATGATTTTATTAAACTTGAAAAGGAAATGAAGTTTGGTAGAAGCTCTCTTCCAATATGGAAAGTATATGGTAGAAATGAAAAGAATAGTACAGCTCCCCATTCATATTATGGTGGTAGTGTAGAATTTATTGACCAAGAGGCATTAAAAGTAAGTGAAGTGGGAAATAAAATAATACTTGGAACTGGTATTACTAAAGGTGGTTCTAAAAATTTTTATACATTTACGATTTGGTTTATAGAGGGTATCGGAGAAGATGGAGCGGAGTATACTGAAAATAGAGTAGGTACTAATAACGGTGATGCTGGTTTTAGTTGGGTATTTGAGGGTACAAAATCCCGCGTAAAAGAAGCATACGTAAAGGGTAAAACTAACTAATGAGAACTCAACTACTCTGCACATTCACTAAACGAAATAGACTCTACGAAACCGTAGGTTTGATTATTGAGTGCCACGATATAGTATTTAATAAGGTTTATGTGTTTCAAAATGAAGAAGATAGTCATTCACTAATCTGCACATACAATATACCACAAAACCAAGATAATTTTATAGAAGGTGTTGATACAATAGCACTTCATAGAAAGAAACAAACCAATACACTTTATACCATTAATTCGTTAAATCAGATTATCAGAGAGAGAAACAATGGTGTATTGGATAAAACATTTCCTGTGCCTTGGGAAGAATATCAGAACACATTATTATTAGTAAATGATGATGGGTTGAATAAAATTAAAACACGAATTCACACGATTGTAAATGTAGATACTTGGGAGACTGATCAAAAATTAAAAGATGAATTATAGGTTTTATTATCCAGATTGGAATAGTAGAGAAGATGTTTGTTTTAAATATCCACAAATAAAAGAGATTACAAAAGAACCGATAGCCTTTTGGTATGGAGTCGGGCCTAAAAGAACCATTAGAAAGACCAAACATTCCATACAACGATTACTCAAACGAGCACATCCATATTTACCCACATTAGTCATATACTCAATTCCACAACGAGACTTAGGTCACCATTCAAAAGGTGGTGCAGATTCTGATGATGAGTATTTAGAATTCATTCAAGAATTTTGTAATGCACTCGGTGATAAATCTCCAATTGTAATATACGAACCTGATTGTATTCCACATATGGAACAAATGGGGGTGGTTGATGGATTAGATAGGATGAAACTCATCAAGGCAAGTATTGAATTATTGAGTAGAACAAGTGCATCAGTTTACATAGATATAGGAAATCCAAAATGGTTATCCACCGACAAGGCTGTAAGTTATTTAGATTTATGTGATGTTCACAAAATAAAAGGTTTTGCACTCAACACGAGTAACTATTATGCAACCACTACTTGTTATGAATATGGAAAAAAGATTTCAAAACGACTTAATAATACACACTTCGTAATAGACACCTCAAGAAATGGTAATGGTGCTAATTCAGAACACTTTAATCCATTTGGTCGTTCAATAGGAGAACCACCAACCACTCAAACTTGTGATGAAATAGTAGATGCTTACCTTTGGATAAAGGTACCTGGTGAAAGTGATGGTAAGGTAAATGGTGGCCCCAAGGCCGGTAGATTTTCACATAATTTGGCCCTTGATTTAATACATAATAAAAAATAAATATGATATTTATAGTAGATGAATACAGGATTGAATTGTCAAGGATAGTAGTTCATCAATAACTTGACATAACAAAAATTCAATCAATAATTAACAATAAACTAATTTGAGTAGGA